GGAGCGAGTAGGCTGGGGCGTTCAGGAGGAGTCGTGGTCACTCGACCATAAGGTCATCTACGGTGATCCGTCGACGCCCGAGCTCTGGGCGGACTTGGATGAATACCTTCAGGCGCCAACGATCACCCTAGAGGGTCGGAAGGTGGCGGTTTCGGCTGCAGCCGTGGACTCGGGCGGGCACTCGACTGACGCTGTCTACAATTTCGTGCGGGACAAAACGCGCCGCCGCATCTGGGCGATCAAGGGCCAAGCAGGCGAAGGCAAACCTGTCTGGCCCAAGCTTGCGAGCAAGAACAACAAGGGCCGGATCGCCCTGTTCAACATTGGCGTCGATAGTGCCAAGGACATCATTTATGGGCGGCTACGCGTCGTAAAGCCTGGGCCGGGGTTCTGTCACTTCCCTGCCGATCGCGAAGGTGCCTGGTTCGAGCAAATCACGTCCGAGATCGTCATTACGCGGTACGTGAAGGGTTTTCCGGTTCGCTCCTGGGTGCCGAAGCCGAACACGAGGCAAGAGGCGCTCGACTGTCGCGTCTATGCCTTCGCTGCGCTCCGATCGATGTCGATCAGCTGGGGCAAGGTGCAAAAGCTCCGGCAGCAACAAGCTGAAGCAGAGCAGCGGCGACACGCTGATGCGGAAGCGGCGGCGGTTGCTCCTGCCACTGCGCCTGCAGCGCATCAGCAAGCACGACGAAGATCAGTGTCTCGGTCTTCGTTTCTGAGTCGATGAGGTGAAGCCGTGGCCTACACACAAGCCCATCTGGACGCGCTCGACGCTGCAATCGCGCAGGGCGCGACAAGGGTTCGCTTTGCCGATCGGGAAGTCACCTATCGCGACTTGCCCGATATGCAGGCAACTCGCGCCTTGATCGTGTCCGACATCAACAAGGCAGCAGGGGTCATGCCTCGTCGCGCGCGTAGGATCCAGTTCGTCACCGGCAAGGGCCTATAGAATGCGTGACGCCGTCCGGTATCGGATCAAGGGCACGCGGACCTATGTTCAGCCAGTGGCCTCGGTCGGTGGATATGACGCCGCAAGCGTGGCGCCGCGACTGGTTCGCTGGCAGCCACCGGTCTCCGGGCCCAACAACCTGTTGCTTGGCTCGCTCGCCACGCTCCGGGCACGGTCGCGGGACTCGGTTCGGCAGAATGGTTACGCCGAGGCTGGCGTTGAAACGCTGGTGTCAAACATCGTCGGAACCGGCATCAAGCCGCAGTTCGTCACTTCGGATCCGGAGTTCAATCGGCAACTGGCCGACTTGTTCCTCGAGTGGACAGATGAGGCAGACGCTGACGGGCGCTACGACTTCTATGGCCTGCAAGCACTCGCGGCTCGGTCCATGATCGAGGGCGGGGACTGCTTCACCCGGCTACGGGCGCGGCTTCCCCAGGATCGCCTGTCGGTGCCCTTTCAGCTGCAAATTCTCGAAGGGGAATTTTGCCCCGCTTATAAGAACGATGGCGGCATCGGCTCCAACCAAGTCATCGCTGGCGTCGAGTTCGACACGATCGGTCGTCGCTTCGGCTACCACCTTTTCGCGTCCCATCCGAACGACCAGGCTTGGGGCCGTCTGGCGCAGAACGTTGATACAACGCTGGTGCCGGCCTCGGAAGTCACGCACCTCGCACTGACCCGCAGGCCGGGAATGGTGCGAGGCGAACCATGGCTCACGCGTGCCCTGGTCAAAATGCATGATCTCGATCTTTACGACGATGCCCAGCTGACACGCCAGCAGATCGCCGCGTTGTTCAGCGGCTTCGTCACGGAAGCATCGCCTGAGCTTGGGGTTGAGGACGAAGTTTTCGGGGGCGACGTCACTACCGTCCCGGGTGTTGAGCTCGCATCGCTGGAACCGGGTACCATGCAGGAGCTGCCCAGCGGCAAGAAAATCGAGTGGTCCGAGCCGCCGTCGCCCGGAGACAGCTACGAAGCGTTTGTGAAGCAGCAAATGCGTGCCGTCGCGGTGTCGCTCGGCGTCTTATACGAGCAGCTTTCTGGAGATTACGCGGGGCTCTCCGACCGGCAGTTTCGTGTCGCGGCCAACGAGTTCCGGCGTCGCTGTGCGACCTGGCAGCACCACCTGGTTGTGTTCCAGTGGTGTCGTCCGGTTCTTCGGCGGTGGGTCGAGCTGGGCATTTTGTCCGGCGCCATCAAACCGCCTGCCGGCGTAACCCTTCGCATGATTGCTCGGGCCAAGTGGGTGCCGCAGGCGTGGGCCTACATCAACCCGGTGCAGGACGTGCAGGCAAAACAACTCGAGATCCGGGCCGGGCTCGCATCGCGCAGCGGCACAGTGTCGGCCGACGGCGACGACGTCGAGCAGATCGATGCAGAGATGGCAGCGGACAACGCTCGGGCTGACCGGCTCAAGCTGGTCCTGGACACCGACCCACGAAAGACGACCAGCGCCGGTGCGAATGCCGGACAGGGTGACGAGCCGAAACCGGCTTCGAAGAACTGAGGATCAAGACATGGCTGCGATTTTGAACGGCGGAGAGCTCACGCTCTCTGGCGACGTCGGTGACGTTTGGTATGGGGACGGGTTCACCTACGCCGACGTGGTGGTCGCACTTGCTCAGGTGGACACTGCGGCCGAGTTGACGGTCCGCCTGAACTCCGGCGGTGGCCTCGCCTCTGAAGGGGCGGCGATCCATGCCCTGCTCACGGCGCGGGCCGGCACGACCAACGTGACGATCGAGGGGATTGCTGCGTCAGCCGGCTCCCTGATCGCGATGGCGGGCGACACCGTCACCATGGCGGCGGGCGCGATCATGATGATCCATGACCCGGCCAACATGTCCTTCGGCAACTCCGACGATCACGCCAAGAACATCGAATATCTGGAGGCGCTGGCGACCTCCTATGCGCGGGTTTACGCGACCAAGTCCGGCAAGACCGTCGATGAGTGTCGGACGATCATGAAAGCCGAGACGTGGCTCACCGCCGATGAGGCGATTGAGGGGGGCTTTGCCGATGCTCCCGGTGACACCAAAGCCAAAGCCGTCGCTGCCTTCGATTATCGCGCCTATGCGCACGCTCCCAAGCGCCTCACGGCCTTGGCCAGCAAAAAGAATTGGTCTCAGCCCGAGGCCAGCAAGGCGGCACTTGCCGCGCCCAACCGTCCGAACCAGGAGGTTTCCATGCCGGACAACAATGCGGCGGCAACCAGTGCCGCAGAACTCGATAGGGCCAAAGCGGAAGCATCCGCTGGGGCAACGAAAACCACTGGCGAACTTGCTGCCAGCATCGTGGAGGCATGCGCCTCAGCCGGCGTTCCGGCAATGGCCGCAGCGCTGATCCGTGAAGGCGTAACGCTGGACGAGGCCAAGGCCCGCGCCAGCAATGTCAAGGAAATCCGCTCCGCCGTGGCTCTGGCCAACAGCATGCATCCGGCACTGAACGCCAATCCGGAAACCTACATCGCTGCCGGCATGAGCCAGGAAGCGGTGAGCGCTGACCTTTTCCAGAAGATCGCCGCGGCGCAGTCGCCAGAGCTCCTCAACGCCCATCAGCCAGGCGGAACGCAGGGCGGAGCGCCGAAGGTCGATCTTGTCGCCAACATGAAGCAGCGCGTCGGCGCGAAGTAAGGGGCAGCACCAATGGTTATGACCAACCTTTCCTACAAGGTCGACTCCGACGTCGTGAAGACCGAAGGGGCGAACCGTATCTCCCGCGACGAGTGGGTGTTGCCGGCAAACTTCGGGGACCAGCCCGTTGGTACAGTGCTGTCTCGGGTGACCGCGACCGGCGCCACGTCTCTCCTGGCCCCAACAGCATCTGACGGCACGCAGAACGCCGCAGCTGTGCTGCTGGAGCTCGTCAAGAACAACGCCGCTGCTCAGCGCGTCGTGGTTCTTCGCCGGCATGCCGAAGTCGTCCAGCAGGCGCTCGTGTTCCCGGCCGGCATCACGGCCCCACAGATCGCCGCAGCCCTCGCATCCCTCGAACAGCGCGGCATTGTGGCCCGCACGGGAGTCTAACCCATGTCCACCATTCTCGACCTCCTCAGTGCGCCGGAGTTCGCCGATAATCGGCTGACCGAGGCAATCAACGTTCCGCCGTACCAGACCGGGCGCCTGGCACAGCTCGGCTTGTTCGCCGACACGCCAATCCACACGACCTATGCCAAGATCGCGATCAAAGACGGCGACATCACCATCATCCCGGCCCGGGAGCGCGGTGGTCCCGCTAACAAGAACATGCGCGGCGGGCAGCAGGCTACCCTGATCGAGATCCCGCACTTCCCGCTGGATGACGCGATCACGCCTTCCGACCTGCAGAACCTGACCGCCTATGGCCAGAACTACGTCATGGTCGCGCTCGCCAACGTTTACAACGACAAGCTGCAGACGATGCGCGACAAACACGATGCGACCCATGCCAACCTGGACTGGGGTGCCATTAACGGCCTGATCATCGACGCCGAGGGCAAGACCCTTCTCGACACCTACGCCAACTTTGGGCTGACCCAGCAGACCATGTCATTCGGGCTTGCCACGAGCACGACCGACGTGGCTGCAAAGAACCGGGCCGTGAAGGCCGCGGTTCGGGCTCAGCTCAAGGGTGCCCCGTCCAGCGGCGTGCGCGTGTTCGCTGGTGCCAACTGGTTCGACCAGTATGTCGGTCACCAGACGGTGCGGGAGGCGATGAAATACTATGCCGGCGCCACGCCCAACCCGGCCCGCGACGACATCTCGGACAGCTTCGACTATGCCGGCCTGACGGTTGAGCGTGTCGAGGAAACGTTCCAGATCCGGCTCGCGGACAACACCTTCCAAACCCAGCCGGCCGTGGCACCGAATGAAGCGATCGCGGTCCCGTTCGGGACGCCGTACTTCAAGCGGTACATCGCCCCGCCCGACACCATCCAGGACGCCAACACCGCGCCCCAGCCGAGCAACAAGGTGTTCGTGTCCACCAACGATCTGCCGCACGGCAAGGGTCGGGACGTTCACACCGAGTCGAACATTCTCCCGGTCTGCCTTCGCCCGCAGATCATGATCAAGCTCACGCTGTAGGAGATCGCCATGTCCACCATCAACGTGCGCATGACGCGCGATCACACCTATGACGTCGACAAGGAAGCGGGAGTCACACGCCGGATTCCGAATGGATGGGTCGGACATCTCGACGCCACGGTTGCCAATGCGGCGATCGAGGCCGGTGATGCTGAGGATCTGACCCCGAAGGAAACCACGTCGGAGGAGGCACCGAAGTCGGCTGCCGACGTCCTGGCCATGGCTGAAAACGGGGATGTTGCATTCCCGACCTTCAAGGCAGCCGCAACCAAGCTGCTGGGCGACAAAACGCCCGCGAAGAAGGAAGAGATTGTCGAGGCCTTGCGGGCGCTGCTCGCCGCAAGCTGATGGACTTCGGGCCCTTAAACAACGCGGTGATCGGCACCTTCGGGGAACCCGCGGGCCTGCCGGTTACCATTGATGGCCTGCCGGTCACGGCTATCTACGACTCCCGGCATTTCGCAGACGAGACTGGCGAGGTCGGCACCTCCGATCTTATCACCACTGTCACCGTGAAGTCCGGCCAGCTTCCACCGCTGACCAAGAACACCGTCGTGGTCGCTCGGGGCGTAAGTTACCGGGTCTGGGAGCCGCGGCCGGACGGGCAGGGCATGACAACCCTCACTCTGGAGCGGCTCTGATGACGCACAAGCGCCAAGCGATCCGGCATGCCATCGCCGCACAGTTGGAAACGGCCCCGGTGCTGCTGGGCCGGGTGGTCAAGACGAGGTCACGACCCACTACGCCCGACGAACTGCCGGTGGC